AAAGCGTGTTGTATCAACGGTGCGCGATCCGTTCGCTGGCGTGGTTCTGGGGACGTAATCGATGGCAACTGAGAACCAAACGCTTGCTCAGTTTTATTCGACTGATCGAAATCCGTTCAACTATGTGAGTTTTACGCAAGTTGGGCGGGATTCGGCAACGGCATGGTTGACGCTTGACCAGATCACGCAACAACTCAACCTGTTTGACGATCAGAGTCAAGACAGTTATCTGTCAGGGTTGGAACTGGCAACGCGCATGGCTATCGAGGATTATCTTGGGTACTCGATATTTTCGACTCAGTATTTGGTCTACTACGGCAATCCTGGACTCTACAATACGGCGCTATATCTTGATTTGCCCGAAGTCACAGCAACAAGTGCTGGCATCACTGTCAATTCGGTTAAATATTACGGCGATGGATTCCCACCAGTGCTAACGACTTTAGCAACTACGGGATATTTTTACGATCCTACGGGCAATCGCATTGTCATTAATAGTCTGCCGCAAACACTGAGTCAATTGTCGGCAAATCCGATTCAAGTTTTGTACACAGTGAATGCAAATCCGATTGCTCAGTATCCAGTAATCCAGCAAGCTGGTCTGCTGCTGCTGACGCATCTTTACAACCAGCGCAGCAATTCGGTTGATACGAATCTGAAAACCATTCCGTTTGGCGTTGATGTTTTGCTGCGTCCGTATAAGCCATTGGTGATGTAATGGCGATTAAACGCTTTGAAAACTTGGTTGTGAATCACGTTACTAATTCGGTTAATGATTTGGGCGAGTACACGACCACGATTACAAAGTGGTTTGATGGTCGGGCATTGGTTGCAGCGGTGGCAAACAGTTTGCAAATTTCAGAGCGTTATCGCGTGTATCAAGATTTGGTAAATTTCACTTTTAACTACACGCCGAATATTAAAGAGCTTGTCGATAACCAGAATTTGTACAGTATCAACTGGCGTGGTTTTGATTGGCGCATTACCAATGCAGTCGAAGCGAATGATCGAATGACCGTAAAAATTCTTTGTTACCGCAACGATCCAGCAACAACCGTCTAATGGCTACTCAACAGAATCCAGTAAATTATGCAAAGGCGATCCAGTATCAGTTATCGCACATTGTTTCGTGTTCTGTTTATGCTAATTTCAACCGCAACTGGGCAACGGAACCGACGTTTTTAACATGGCAACTTCGCAATGTTCATCAACCAGTTTATACTGGCGGGAATCAAAATAATAAAGGCATTGACACACCAATTTTTCAGATCAGTATTTTTTCGCAGTCAATGGATACAGCGTTCGGTTTAGGTAATACAATTTTGCAAGCGTTGCACGGTTATGCAGGACAGTTCGGCGGTAGTGATGGTTTTTGGATTTCAAAAGCAGATGTAATGTGGTTATACAATTCATACGATAATACACTAGGGTTGCATGAGATTTTCCTCGATTGCACAATCGATATACCAACATAATATTTTCATATCGTAAAAGGAACTAATCATGGCTCTCCCTAGTAAAATCCTTCCTGGCTTTAGTGCTGCAATGTATGCTCAAACTGGAGCATCGCCTACCGCACTGACTCTCGCGCAACTTTCGACGCTTGGTAGCATCACTGCTATTGCAATTTCTGGCAACCTGCTTAACGTCGAGGCGGTCCCTGCTTTTGGTCAAGATGATGCTGTTGCGTCATTCATGGTTGCGGGTTCGCGTCAGTCTGACAAAATCCCTTCGCAATCCGCGCCAACATCGTTGACGATTACTGCTGCATGGAATCCGTCCGATACTGTTATTACGCAAGTGCGTACAGACGCCTATAGCGGCATCACAGAGCGTACTTATGTCATTAGTGCTACTGATGGCACTAACGTGGTTTACTACTCGTTCAACGGGCGCGTAAGCGAGTTTAAAATCGATTCTCAACCTGGTGCAGAGGCTAAGGCGGTGTTTACAATTCACCCTCGCGGCAATATGTACGGTTGGGTAAATAACGCATAAAGGGGATTTAAATGGCTGCTCCAAATACAATTCTGCCAGGCTTTAGCGCATCGCTCTGGATGCAAACTTCGTCCACTCCAACCGCATTGTCTACTGCCAATCTTTCGGTATGGTCGTCACAAGTTGCAACGATTGTTGGCACTGTTGCTAACGGTACGGGTGCATCAGGTATTGCACTCAACGTCGAGGCTGTTCCAGCTTATGGGCAAGACGATGCGGTTGCGTCTTTTGCGGTTGCTGGCTCACGACAATCGGATAAGATCCCTACTCAATCGGCTCCGACATCGTTGACGATTACGGCTCCGTGGAATCCTAGCGATGCAGCACTGTTGCTGGTGCGTGGTGACGCCTACAGCGGCATCATTGACCGTACCTATGTCATTGCTAGTGTTAGCGGCGCAACGACCGTGGCGTATGCTTTTAATGCTCGTGCTGGTGAGTTTAAGATTGACTCGGCGCCAGGCGCAGAAGCGAAATGTACTTTTACTCTGCATCCTCGCGGCAATCAATACGGCTGGAGCAACACATAATGTTGCTCACTGAGGCGGTAGATATTCTGATCTCCGCACGGCAAGATCTCGACCTGTTGGCTCGTGGTCTTGTCGTGGATTCCGCTGAAGTGGCGGCGGCAATTTCCAAAGCATTGCCTGATTCTGCCGAATCGGTGGTGCTGCAATATTTGGCAAAATACAATCAGATAAAAGAAGTCAAACAAGAAGAACCACAAAAGATTATGCCAACCGATGACACAAATACAGAACAGCAATGATTTGCTGGCGTTCCTAATTTCACAATCCAATTCTGGCGTTAAGAATTGGTTTGGGTACGCGCAGCAAAGATTGATCGGCATTTCGCTCGCCTATGAAATGGCAGCGAATCATGCTGATGTAATGACGCCAGAAGAAATTGTCGATTACGTCATCGATTTAAACAATACGATACATCAAAAAATGATTAGGCCTCCCAATGACTTTAGCTAATAAACTTGGCGCTGGATACGATAGCAATCGTGCAAAACTCAAAACCATTTCGTTAAATTTAGGCGATCTTGATTTCAAACTGAAATTGCAATTGCCAGTAAAGCGCGAGATGGAAGAGATTATGGAAATGATTTCCGCACCAGCGCAAGATCGGATTGATGCGATCTATGTGAAACTTTCCGAACCGATCCGCAAGCTGGTAACGGATGGCGGCGATGCTTTCCTCGATGCAATCAATAGCGAAAAAAAGAACATTGTCATTTCTGATGATGACATCATCATTGATGGAAATTCGGTAAAGCAAGTTGCGATGTTGTCGGCAATGTGGGAAATCAAAGTCGAAAAGTATTTCCATCTTTTGCAGACCGAATCAGGCGAAAAGATTACGGAAAACTTTGAAGAAATTTCCGCAGAGTTTCCCGATCCAATCATCAAGTACATTATCGAAACGATTGAAAACACGATCAAGCCAGATTACCAAACCACAAAAAAAAACTAAGACGATCACTTAGATCGCAAGTTGTTGCAGCAATGGTTTTTAACGGGCATCGTGAGGATTACATTGATTCGCTCGATGAGGAATTATTTACGGAGATCCAAGTCATGTACGCTGATGGGATGCTCGGAAATAAAGCGATCTTTGATGCACTGACTCCAGTAACGACTGCCGTGTTTAACTATATGCGCTCGGCTGGCACAGCGGCGTTTAGATCAAATCAAATATTCCCGTGGATCAATGAGTACCTAGAAAATCCAGACACGACTAGGACCGACTCCGCTAGTCAATCTCTGCTGACATTTATCAGTCAAGCTCCAGGCTTTAAAATGGCGAGGTTTGAAAATGGCTAACGACGTAAATGTTCAAGGCTTTCCAGAACTGTTTGCCAAAATGAGCGAACTTGCCGACGAGATTGGCAAGGGCAAAACTGACTCAATCTGGCGCAAGGCATTGCTTGATGCAATAGATCCAGTCTTGCAGGAAGCCAAATCTCGCGCTCCAGAATCTCCAGAATCTACTGGACAACTAAAACGTGCAATCTATAGCAAAGCTCACAAACCACAATCACGCGATAAAGCGAGCAATTCGTACATGGGCGAAATGATGATGGCGCGAGTTACTGTCAGTCCGATTCGGGACGATAGCGTAATTAAGACGGTCTTAAACAGGCGCGGCAAATTTCAACGTGTAATGACAGGAATGCGTCCAGTCGCAGTCTCGCAAGAATTTGGCAACGCAAGAAATCCACCTCATCCTTTTATGCGTATTTCTCTCACCGACAATCTGGACAATGTACAATCAAGATTAGGCACTTACGTCTGGTCGGCTATCGAAAAATTCGCAGGGAAATAAAATGGCTGTTATTGGCTCGCTCTCTGTAAAACTTGGACTGGTTACGGTCGAGTGGGATACCGCCACTGCGAAAGCGAAACAGCAAGCAAAAGACTTGCAAAAAGCATTTGGCGATCTGACCGATAATCTTAAAAATCTACATTCCCAATTCAAAGAATTGGGCGGCGCATTTAGCGTTGGTGCAATTGGTTTGACTGCTCTTATGAGTAGCACTCTTGCGTTTGGCAATGAGATTAAAGACCTGTCGCAAGCGTTCGGAATCTCGATTGAAAAGACGCTGCAATTTCGGGATGCTGTGCAAACGTCAGGCGGCAATGCTGAAAACGCTAGCAAAATGATTTCCTCGATGTTCGGCAAAATTCAAGATGCACGAACGGGTAATGAAGTCGCCATTTCTCAAATGGAACGACTTGGAATAAGTTTTGAAGAATTGCAAACGATGACGCCAGAGCAAGCGATTAATCGTGTTGTTCAGGGAATTGGAAAAATCACTGATAAGGTGCAACAAGTTAAAGCGATCCGTGATGTTATCGGGCGTGGTGGCATTGGTCTTGATTTTACGGAGTTGTCGGAAAAGGTAAATAAGTCGGCTGCGGAGTTTACAAATTACGCTGCTGGTCTTAAAAAATTTGGAGATGTATCAGACAACATCAAAACAAGCATGGATAGGCTCAAGATTGCATTTGCGGATCTTGTGAAACCATTTTTGGGCGAGGGTTTAGTTTCGATTGAGAAATTTAAAGCGTTGCTTGTTACCATGTCAAGTGCGTATCTTATTAATCAATTTAAGCTGTTGGCTGTTGCAATTGTCACCGTTTCAAATGCTATTAAAACGGGTGGTGCAATCACTGGTGCGGTTGCTTTGAGTCTTGGTAATGTTGTTGTGGCATTGTCAACAATCCTTGTATTGTTAGGTTCGCTTGCTTATTTTTCTAAAGACGCAAGTCTTGAAGATCAATTAGCGGAATTAGAAAAAGCAAGGAAGAATCTTGAAACATTAAAAAATCGTAAAATCGCTCCTCTTTCTGTCGCTACGCAAGACTTTCCAGCTTTAACAAATGAACAGAAAATTACTGAAAATTTAGAGCAACAAGAAAAAATTAGACAACTAATTAGAGATCGGGATAATCCTGCCAAACAGGAAGCGGCTGAAAAAGTAGCTACTGCTCGACGCGAAGCTGATGCGATGCAAGCAAAACTTGATATGCAAAAGCAGATGCTTGGTTTCGATCAGCGATCTGGACAATTGAAAATTGATGCACTTACGCAAGATCAATATTCTATTGACTTGGCACAAATAAAAATTACGCAAGAGCAAGAACTCGCTAAAGCGGAAGCGACTAAAAAATCTGATTTGTCTAAAGTAAATTTAAGCGCATTACAACGTAATTCTATTGAAGGAGAATATCAAACTAGTCTTGCTGCTGCCAATCAAAAAGCAAATCAAGCGGCAGATTTGCTTGCGGCTAAACGTGCAAAAGAAATTCAAGATTTTATCCAGACGCTATCAGTGATGGATGAAATTACCGCATTGCAAAGCAAGGAAAACGATCTTAAATTGCAGTCCGTGAATCTTGGACAATTTGAAGCACAATCCAAACAATCCGTGTTGACGCTTGAAAAGGATTTGCTAACGATCCAACAGAAGCAGACAAAGGAAACCATTGCAGCGCGTGGTGATAAGGTGTTGATTGCTCAGATTGACGCTATCGCTGCAAAGGAAGCAAATGATGCCTGGGCTAAACAGAGATCGACACAGGATGTTTTAGTTGCTAATTTAAAGAAAGAAAACGATCTGCTTGAATTGCAACCTGTCTCTTATACACATCTCCGAGCCCACGAGA